TGACAGACCTTGCAGTCGATGAGGAACGGCTGTCCTTTCCGTGCAGCGAGAACATCCGCAGGTTGTCCCGAATTATTCTGGGTGAGAAGATGGACCCAGAAACCATTGGAGGAAAGGAACTGAGCGAACTTCCGTTCAAAGCCAGTTCCCAGCTTCTTGTTACTTACACTCAACGGAGACATCTCCTTTCTATCCGCCCCTTCCGGGGCGGGATGTTTTAGATCCATGGGATTAGGTACAGAAGCCGAAGGAGACGCCATGCGAGTACGAGGCGTTGCCGTCGTAGGCGCCGCCGCCGCTGCTGACACGACAGAAGTAGGTGCTGTCGCTCCCATGCGGGGAACGCTCCCACCTCCAGCCGAAGCTACCATCCGGGTACTTCTTTGCGTAGGAGACATTCTCCTGCCGATACCACTCATACCAACGGCCCTCTCCGCCTTTGGAGTAAATCTTCCGACCGAAGATTTCCTGCTCAGACAGAAGGAACAGAGCGTCCCTTGTCTCAATCATATCTTCGCCGTTTCCGCCGTCACGGGTCAGCTTCATTGTCGGAGTGATGATATGGCTGAGTTCGTCAGGCAACATGGAGCGGACCTTGCAGTCCAGCCATTCTCTCATGTCCGTATCTTCCCAGCTGCCTTTGTTGATCCCGGACTCGTTTATGTAGAACCGCTCGGGCCACAGATCACACAGTTCCCAAGTGATAGGAATGGGCTGGCCATACGGGTCCACATCATGGTACATACCGATGATACGAAGATTGATCTCGTCTCCGTTCTTGAGCGTTACAGCCTTGGTATCACCGACAGAGAAGAGCTGCGAGACCATGCTGCTATCACAGAGCTGCTTGATCGTTGCCCACGAATACTCAGTCAGAGCGATAGGATCACGCTGAGGCATGAAGAACATGTTTCGGTGAATGGGAGGACAATAGGTAGGAGCGGGCGTTCTCAGCCGTTCCTCCAGCTTGCACTTGAGCTGGGTGTTCTCCTTCTTGAGGTTGATGGTCTCTTCCTCCATCTTGGACATCAGAGCGTTCAGCTCAGACAGGATCTTATTCATGATGTACCTCCATATTTTGGTCTGGTGCATATACCAGCCCTTCCGGGGCGGTATAGCAGTTGAGGTTTGGATTACAGATTGGACAAAACCGCTTGGCGTTCTTCTTGTTCTTCAATTCACGCTCAAAAGAGCGGTCTCCGTCCTTCCATGTATTGACCACTTTGAACCCGATACCGGCGTCACGAACGGCGTGTAGCAGCTTGGCCCCGTCACCCGTACAGGAATGAGCGTGGAACCGCTTGTCCAAGTCCGTGGTGTACCCGATGTAATGCTGGGCATGTTTCAGTGGCCGGTCGAAGTGAATGAGATATACCACCTTTACAAACACCTTCTTGTGATGTAAAATAGCACTGGATTATTTTCCTGACCGCCTCACGGAGTTGCCGCTCCCGGGGCGGTTTCTTCATTTAGCTTTGCGTATAAGCACATGACCTTTTGGGAATACTCGGTGCTGAAAACACCGTTCCGGATCTGCTTTCTGGCTCCACCTGCACCGAGATTGTAAGCCATGACTGCCTGTTCCACGGTATCGAACTGGTCCAAGTTCCCGTCCAATATCACCGTACCGGCAAGGATGTTTTGCCGGGGGTCCATGATGTTCGTGATACCGTAGTCTTCCGCAAGCCACTCATGGTTGATACGATTGATCTGCATAAGGCCATAGTCGCTGGTCTCACTGACAGCCTCCGGGTCGTAGCTGCTCTCTGTACCAATGATGGCCAAGATCAATGCCATGGGGATGTCGTATTCCTCAGACAGCTCACGGATATAATCCTGCAAGTCTGTGTCTAAGGGAACATCGAAGTAGATTGTCTCCACCACGGCCTCTTCCTCCTGCTCTTCAATCACAGGAGCCGTGAACGAGGTGTGGATCAGCTCTACCTCCATGACTTCCTGCTCTTCTTTGGCCGATAACGATACGGCCACGCTTTTGGATAGCCACCCGATTGAGAAACCGAAGACCAACAGGATTAAGACTGCGATTTCCAAACAGTGGCGTTTCCACCAGATGAGCCGCCTCGTGCGGCGTCTCTGGGTCCGCTGCTCAGTGCGGGTCATGACGCCCTCTCCCTTCTGTCTTTCCAGACATACGATTTGCCGTAGGTCTCTTTGTACCACCGCTCGAACTCTCTGCGATGGGCCGGGTCCTGATAATACTCACTGACCTTCTTGGCCAGTTCGATTGCCAGACTGCGTTCCTGACCTACTCTCTGACTGATTACGCTCATAAAGCCATGGCCTCCTCGTACTTGGTGAGAATGGAGAGGGCGGTGCTGAGAATGGTGTCCGCCTTGGGTCCGATCCGAGTTCCGTTCAATACAGAGCTGAACTCAGTCTTGTCCGTTCGGACTCCTGCCTCGTTGAGGCGGTTGATGAGCCACACATGAGTCAGGTTGTTCCGAGTCAGAGTGGCCCGGATGATCTCACTTTCTTTTGCCACAGGTATTCCTCCTTTCTGTTCGTATTGGGTGCAGGGTTGGGTGCAGAATTTCAATGTGTTCTACTTAGTCTCTTATAGGACACCAATCTTATAGGGACTAATACAGAACCCTTATTTTCTGCACCCATTTCTGCACCCTTTGTAAACAACATTTATTGACACAGGAAGAACCCTATGGTAGAATGAGCTTGCGAGGAACATAATACCATTCAAGAACCGCTGACAGAAAAAGAGAGCTGTCAGGGGGTGTGTTTCGTGTTGTCAGTTGTTGTTTACAAGCCATACTATACTCTCGAAAATCGGTATTGTCAACACGAAAACACACAATTTCGGTAGTTCGTGAATGTTGCACAAAAGGAGGATACCGAAAATGGGGAGTATATCTAACGAATTACTACGAATTATGCGTTTGATGGCGGACCAGCACATGACTCAAAAAGAGTTGTGTGAAAAACTCGGTATAAAGCAAAATGCTTTTACTAACTGGAAGAGCGGAAACAACAGCTCGTATATCAAATATATCCCTCAGATTGCCGACATCCTTGATGTCTCCGCCGACTACCTGCTCGGTAAGACGGATGATCCAAGAAGCACTCTGGAGAAGTCCGGCATGAAAGTCAAAGAGGTTGGAGAGCGGGCCATGAGACCGATAATCGGCATGGCCTCTGCTGGGCGTGGAGTTTTAGCACAAGAAGAGATTTTGGGGTGGGAGAGCGTGGACATTCAGTACAGCAGTGACGATTACTTCTATCTTGAGATTACCGGGGACAGCATGGCTCCTCGGATAGAAGACGGGGATCTGGTACTGGTCCATCGTCAGGTAGACATCGACTCTGGGGATGTGGCTGTCGTACTGGTCAATGATGGTATCAGTACAGAAGGGTTTGTGAAGAAGATCGAGCTGGATGAGACAGGTGTGGTGCTGCACTCCTACAATCCATACTACCCGCCCATGGTCTTCTCCGGCACGAACGCTCAACAGGTCTCCTTCGTTGGTAAGGTGATTGAGCTGAAAAGGAAGTTCTGATGAGAAAGAAGAACAAATTTCCAATCGACCTCTCTATGCTAACAGACTTGGAGATCCAGCAGTTCGTAGATGATCCCTCCACTCTGTATGATGGAGACATTGATGTGTGCCTCTATCTTCGGTTCAGCTCCGAGAGGCAAGGAGAACAGTCGATTGAAGGGCAGCTCCGAGACTGCCGGGAATATTGCAAGCGGAACTCCTTCCGTATCGTGGCCATATATGTGGATCGGGCCAAGACTGCCAGACAGAAGGTGGAGAAGCGTGTTTTCTTCCAGCAGATGGTACAGGACAGTGCGAAACGGGCATGGAAGATGGTCGTTGTGTGGAAACTGGACCGGTTCTCCCGGAACCGTACTGACAGTGCAATCTACAAGTCCCGGCTGCGGAAGAACGGCGTTAGGGTCATGTCTGCCACAGAGTCTATCACGGATAGCCCGGAGGGTATCATCCTTGAGTCGGTGCTGGAGGGCATGGCTGAGTTCTATTCCGCAGAGCTGTCTCAGAAGATCACCAGAGGAATGAGAGAGTCTGCTTTGAAACACCAGAATGTTGGAGGGCATGTTCCTCTGGGCTACCGGATCGAGAACAAGAAGCTGGTCATCAATCCTGTCACCGCTCCCATCGTCTTGGAGGCTTTTACCCGATATGCTGACGGAGAGTCCGTTGCTGACATCTGCGCTCGGTTCAATGATCTCGGATACAAGACGGCCAAGGGTGCTGAGTTCAATAAGAACAGCTTTCACGCCATGTTCCGCAACGAGCGATACATCGGGACATACACTTACAAGGACATACGAGAAGAGGGTGTTATCCCGGCCATTGTTCCGCAGGAGGTGTGGGAAAGAGTGCAGGACCGGCTCAAAGAAAATAGCCTTGCCCCGGCGAGAGGCAAGGCCCTTGTGGACTATATGCTGGTTGGCAAGCTCTTCTGCGGCCATTGTGACTCCATGATGGTCGGTGAGAGCGGAACAGGAAAGAGCGGAAAGAAATACAACTACTACACCTGCGCTGGCCGCAAGAGGAAGAAGAACTGCCGTAAGCGGCCTCTCAAGAAAGACTGGTTCGAGGCCTTGGTGGCGGAGGATACCAAGGCGCTGCTGACCGATGAGCTGATAAACGAGCTGGCAGACATGGCCATTCA